GGGCGACAGCGCCAGAGATCAAGGTCACGCACCGCCACACGGCAGCAAGATTCACCGCGTTAAGCTCGGTCACCGAAACACCTGAGTTCGGACGCTCGACCTCAAACACCGCGTCCCACGGCGTGTGCGGGTTTTCGAGGCTCCCCTCGGCGGTCAGAGCGTTCGGATCGCCACCATCGCGCGTCGCGGGCCAGTCAAAGCGCCCAAGCGTCGTGAGGCCGGCATTTCCCAGCCCGCGCGCGGCGGGTGGGACGCGATCGAGACCGAGAATCGAGGTCATGTGGTGACGATGCCGCGGGTGTCGTAGACCGAACCGTTTTCAAACATGCCGCGCGAGAGCGCAAGAATCAGCGCAACGATTCCGTCGATGCGCTTGGAGTCAGTGAGACGCTTCGGCTTCGCGGGCATTTGCTCGTCGTTATCGTTTGAGCGGACGCGCGTGCAGAGCGCGTTCCACCGCAGCACCGGGTGGCCGTTGTGCCGAAGCTTCCCCTGGAGCGCCAGCTCCATCAGGTGTTTGGTCGGCAGCGACAGATGCGTGTAGCGCGCCGGTACCGGAACGCAGGTAATTCCGAACTGGTCGTCGGCTTCGATCGCAAACTGGTTCGCGTGAGCGGGATCGAACGCGAGCTCCTTGACCGAAAAGATTTCGGTTGCCCACTTGATCTTGGCGAGGATGGCCTTCTGGTCGATCACGTCGCCCTCTGTGGTTTCGATGAGGCCCTGATCGACCCAGTGATCGTAGGGAACACGATCAGCGAGCGTACGCTCGCGAACTCGATCGCGGGCCATCCAGAAAAACGGTAAAACGTCAAAGCTGTCATCCGCCGGATCCGGAAACAACAGCACCAGAGAAGTGAGGTCCGTGGTCGCGCTTAAATCACCACCAAGGTAACACGACCGCCCCACAATCGCGCGCAGCGGAACGTTGCCCCGATCCCACGTCTCTGCCGGCATCCACTCCTTTTCGCTCGAAAGCCAAATCCCCAGGTGGTAGCGGCGAAAGTCGGAAAGCGTCGCCGGCTGGTTCTGGGCGGCGTCGCACATCTCCTGGAGCGCCGCAAGTTTCAGAAAGCCGCCTTTGGTTTCAAGCGACGGGTTCGCTTTCTCCCAGGTCGAGGGGAGCGTCCAATCGTCGGACTCGTCGGCCGCAAAGATCACGCCGAGGAAGCGCTTGTCTTCATAGACGCCCTTCTGGATATTGATCACGTGTTCGTGGGCGTTGTAGGCGAGCGGACTTTCCTCGCGCGTTGAACCAGCCGTCGTGATCTCAAACGCAAGCGGCTGCCGCCGCGCGACCTTCGAGCGCATCAGCACCTGATAGAGTTCGAGCGCCCGCGTCGTGGTCCACCGGTGGAGCTCGTCGATGATCACGCAGTGCGGGTTCATCCCGTCCTGTGTGAACCCGTCCGCGGATATCGCGCGGTAAAACGAAAGTGGATCCGATCGCTTGACGATCGTTTTCGTGTGCGAGATCACCTGGTAGTGCTTGTTGAGAAATGGCGAGGCGCGCACCATCGCGGCAGCCACCTCGAAAACTTTGCCGGCCTGGTCCTTGGTCGTCGCAGCGCCGTAGACCTCAGCTGCGGACTCGCCATCGGCCGCAAGCATGTAGAGCGCGATGCCGGCGGCGAACTCGCTCTTGCCGTTTTTCTTGGCCATTTCGAGATAGGCACGGCGAATCGCGCGATCGCCCGACTCGTTGAGGCGCCCGAAGATGCTAGCCAGGATGAAGCGCTGCCAGGGAAGCAGAATGAAAGGAGCATAGTTTTCCTTGGGGTGTTTGAGAACTCGCTCGAAGAAGCGGATCGCGCGCAGCGCGCGTCGGCCGTCGTACACGTAGCTAGTTGAGCACGTCGCTTGTGGGTTCGGGTTCCTCGCCCAATCCACCGAGCAATGCGTCGAGGCCTTCAAGCTCAGGACCAGCCGGATCCAGATCGATCCGTGCACGGGCGACGGGCGACAGGCCGAACTCGGTTCCCAGGCGCTGGATAATCGATGCCTGCTGGTTCATCAGGGCAACGAGCGGGTTCGGAGCCACGCCGCCGGATCCACGTTTGACGAGCAAACGGTTTCCGCGTGGAAGAGACATCAGCGACTCCGCGGCTTCGCTGTAGACGCTATAAGCCTGGCAGAGGATGCCCAGCTGCACCGTGTCTTCCTCGCGCAGCAGCCGGCGCCGCGCCAGAATCGCCGTCAACCGCAGCCAGGTGCGCCAGGCGACAGGGTCGCGCGCCAGGTCTTTGGGCGGCCGGATCTTTCGGACCTGGCCGTCGATTTCGCGCCTGTTGTAGCGGCGCTTACCGGGATTCCCCTGCGCGTGCTTGTCGACGTCGGGCTTGGGCTTCCGTCCCCTCAATCGGCCGCGACCTCCCACCACACACCCGGGAAGCGCACCGGACCCTTCGCCGTCGCGCGCACCATTCCGAAGAGGATCTCGCGCTCGAAAGCGTCAGCGACCCGAAGTGGCCGGCACCGGATGTCGGTTAGCTTTTGGTTGCCCTTCGTGTTCATCAAGTCGCCGCAGGAGGTCTCGACGTCGACGGCAAAGCGACCATACTCATCAGCCGCGATGGTGATGCCGAAATAGTCGCCGACCAGGGTCACGCACGTATCGTCCGAACGCTTCACGTGCCAGTGGACCGCGCGTTCGCAGCGCTGGTTCGCTTGTTCCCTGGCGCGCGCCGCGTCGTAGAGCTGCACCATATCCAGCTCCTTCGAGAGTGGGAAGACTTTGTCAGCCACGCCGGCCTCGGGCGCGCTTCCTTTTCACCTCGTCGAAGGACTCGCCGCCCTCGAACAGCGCGGTCCGTCCAGAGAGACGCTGCCAGCGATCGACGATCACGTCAACATACTGCGGATCAATCTCGATCGTGAAGGACGTTCGCCCGTGGAACTCAGCCGCGGCGAGTGTAGTTCCGCTCCCGCCGAACGGTTCATAGACCAGCCCGCCAGGCTTCGTGTGGTTCAGAATCGAAATCGACATCAGCTCGACCGGCTTCTGGGTCGGGTGGTCAAACTTCTCTTCAGTCGAACCGCTCATGATCTGCTTGGGCGACTTTGCAGACCAGACGGTTGTGTTCTTCCCGGGCTCCCCGAACCAGGGGGCGTTTTTCTTTCGGGCATACCAGCAGGGTTCGTGCTGGTACCAGTAGTGCGTGCGAGTCATCGCCGCGATCGTCTTTGCCCAGATAATCTGCTGCGGGTTGGTGAACCCGATCCGGAGAAGACCGTCGAGTACTTCGCGGGTATAGGCGCTCGCGTGCCACACGTAAACCACCTCGAGCGACGGGACGTGCGCGAACGCTTCGCTCCAATCCGCCCGGGTGTCGCCCGAGACCGACGTGTTCGTGTGGCCGGCGATCCGCTTCTTCATGTAGCTGGGCTGGGCGGGCCCCATCTTGTTCGCGCCGGCGCGATCGCGCCACTCGGTATCGAGCTGGATCCCGTAAGGCGGGTCCGTGACCATGAGCGTTGGCTTCTGGCCGCCGAGTACTCGGGCGACGTCGGCCGCGTCGCAGGAGTCACCGCAGAGGAGACGGTGGTTCCCCAGGTGCCAGAGATCGCCGCGCTTGGACGTCGGTACCGCCGGCGCCGCCGGCACGGCGTCGAGCGCCTCGTTATCGGGATCGGCCAGGAGGCGCGCGATCTCGGTCTCGGCAAACCCTGTCGCCGCCAGGTCCACTGTCATCGCGCGCAGCGCGCCGAGCTCGACCGCCAAGATCTTCAGCTCCCAGGAGGAGTCCTCGGAGCTCCGGTTATCCATCAGCCTGTAGGCGCGGGCCTGTGCCTCGGTCAGATTCTTCGCGACATGGACCGGCACTTGCGTGAGACCGAGGTGTTTCGCTGCGAGAAGCCGGGTGTGCCCTGCAATAATTACAGCCTTAGAATCAACGACGATCGGCTGCTGCCAGCCAAACTCCTGGAGCGATCGCGCCACGGTCTCGATCGCGCGCTTGGGGATCTTCCGGGGGTTCCGATCGTAGGGAATCGGTCGATCGATGCCCCAAATCTCCACAAAAACAGCTAGATTTTCCCCACTGAATCGCGCGTCCGATGAACGATCGGCCTTTTGATTCACTGATTTGCTTTCCTTTAGTGGCATTTCAGAGAACCCCAAAAAAAACCGATCGAATTTCGCGGAGCCTTGTGCCGGAGCGCCCGGCGCTGGCTGGCTGAACCGACCCAGAGATTTACCCCCCCCTCCCTCCCTGTCGATCGACGCTGTCCATTTCGCGCCGCGTTTTCTGGCTGTGACAGGTTTTGCAGAGAGCTTGCAGATTCAAGCGATCGAATGGCGGGCCGCCGAATCGGATCGCTAGAATGTGATCCACCTCGGCTGAAAGCGTCGACTCGCCGCGCTGGAGGCACAGCCGGCACAGTGGCTCCTCGGCGAGCACCAGCAGCCTGAGACGGTCCCATTGCGCGACGTCGTACACGCGTCCGCCTCCCGGCAAGACTCCAGGAGCGCGGATTTCCGAATGCCGCGCGCAGCGCCCGCCGCCTTTGACGAGCGCGCGACAGCCTGGCTGGGTACAGGGCGTTGGCAGCTTGTACGCCACGCGCGCTCACTGTGGCCACCCCGCGCGCCGTGTGGCGTCGGGTGGCTCGAGGCCGGGTGTTGGTGCCACCCGCGCCATAACGAACGCACGGTCCGCGGCGTTGCGGGCCCGCCGCCCGAGCTCCTGCAGAAGTTCTAGGGCGCGCTCGTCCTTCGCGGTGGCCGCGTCGTGCACAGCCAGGACGCGAAGCGCTCCGTCGATCCGCAGTTTCCACCGAAAGAGTTCGGCTATAAGCGCCTGGCGCGCTGCTGCGCGTCGCGGGTCCTCGGTGCGGGGCCGGCAGGTGTGACTACTCCGGATGGCTTGTATGGTCAAGCTGGTGTCTCCGGACCCGATTCTACAACGGGCAGCGTTTCTGTGGAAGCTGGCGGGCCGTGTTACTTTTGAATCCCAAATGCTTCCCGCAACCGAACCAGAACAGTGGCTGTATGAAATCGAGACCGGGGACTTGTACCTGGCCGGCCTCTCCTACTGCAGCTGCTACTCCGGTCACGGTGTTGGTCTGAACAATCCGGCGGCGACTGCAATGAAACGGGTCGGGCCGCTTCCGGTCGGCTGGTATACGATCGGGCGCGCCGTGAACCACCCGCACCTGGGGCCGTTCGCGATGCCGCTTGTGCCGGATCCATCGAACGTAATGTTCGGGCGCAGTGGCTTCTGGCTTCACGCCGACACCGCAAGCCACGACCACACGGCAAGCGACGGCTGCATCGTGATCGGTGACCGGGTCCAGCGCGAGGCGGTCGCCCGAATGGTTGCAGCCGGTAACACCAGGTTGCACGTCGTCACAGCCAGCGAATAAAAAAGGGGCCGAGGGAACGGGTGCGCCCTCGTGAAGCGCGCGCGTCCAACGGCCCGGAGTGACGGAGGATACAGATCGTTGAAAGCCAGTCTGCGCGCTCCGGATTTGAAGGCGTCAATTAGAGCGCGGGGAAGGACCGGCTTTCTTAAGAAGCGAGCCTATCACAGAAACACGAAACCCCCGGATTGCTCCGGGGGCGGCGTGGAACTCGAACTGCCTGCGGCGCGGTTTAGACCGCCGGCGGCTTCCCGAGTGCGGTGAGTTGATCGGCGAGGGGCTGCAGCTTTTCGGCCGCGGCTTGCGCTTCGGCAGCGATCGCTTTGGCGTCCTCGAGGCTCGCGGAGTTCGCGATCTTTTGGTTGAGCTGCGTGAGCTCGTCCTTGACCGCGGTTACGCCGGCGCCGATCTGGTCGGACGCCGCGTCGATCTGCTTCAAGGCGGCTTCAGCAGCCGCTAGGTCTGGTTGCATTACTTCTCCTTTTCGATGATGGAATTGAACTGCGCGGCGATCGCGGTCAGACGGTCCGCGCGAAGCTGAATCTGGCGAGCCAGCTCCGCGAGTTTCTCCTTCCGCATCACCCATTCGATCGCCTGGTCGCCACGCAGGACGATCTTAATATCGGCCATTTGTTGAGCCTCCCACAGAAGCGCTATGTCGATCACGAGGCCGGCGCGCCGGCGGAACTCTCCTGCGGCTGGTCGAACGGCCGCGACGACCAGTAGAGCAAGATCACCAGATCGTCGGAGACCGTGCCGTCGAGACCGACGACTTTACCGGCGGGCACCAGGTACTTCCCAGCGCGGATGCCGGCGTTGCCGAGCGGGTGGCCGATCTTGGCCATGTAATCGAGCTTTTCCTTCTGCTCGATCAGCTCCGCGACGTCTTCCTCGAAGACGCACTGCACGCCGCCCTTGAGCGTGTAGACGTCCGACGATCCCGGCTGGAAGAGCGACGGCGGCAGGACAAGGCGCGCTTGCTCGACGTGCCCATAGAGCATGTAGGCGCCTTCTTCGTCGTCGGGCGTGTTGGTCGGGACCGCATACTTGTAGACGCCCGTGGCCGGATCGAAGACCGAGGGCGTGGGCGGCCATCCGTCTTTCGGAATCACGCTCGGGTTGAGGATCAGTTGCGTATCGCGCGAGAAACATTGCACCAGGGTAAGAAGAGCTTTCGCCTGGGCGTAAGTTGCGAGTTTGGACATCGGCTTTCGCCTCCTGGCCACGGATTCTATCACCAGATTAATCGACCGCGAGCAGGGTCGCGCGTTCGCGAATGCTGAACAGTCGGAACGCGGGAAGGGCGAGCGTCTGTTCCCGATCGATTGAGCCATCCGCGCGGAAGTTGATCGGGACGACCGGCTTGAAGCCGACTCGCGAAAGATCGCCGACCGGGAAGGCAGCGATCTGGTCGATGAAACAGCGGATGTTCAGCTCGTTCTTAAATTGCAGGTCGGTCACCGCCGGGGTCCTTTCGCAGCACTCACCAAGATTCGCACGTAGGCTTCGACGTCGTCGGTGCGGCCCGCGCGAGCTCGCGCGATCGCCTCGACCGTCATGCCGCGCGCAATCTTCAGCTCGAGGTCTTTCCGGAGCGCGCGCCAGCCGAGCTCGTCCGAAGCGAACCGAGCAAAACCGCGGATGCCGCACGTGGCACCTTCCTGGCCGGCAAATGCGAGCGCACCCGGATTGTGCTCGCGACGCACGAGGCTCGCAGGATCTCGCCAGCCCTCGACCAGTGCGATCGCCTGGGCGACCGGTTCAACCCACGCCGGGAGCTCGGCCGCGACGGAGCATCCGAAGAAAACGAGTGTTCCGCCGGCGAGCGCGCGAAGCATCGGTTTTTTACCGCCGCCCCTTCACGCCGCCCTGGTAACCGCGGCCCTCAGCCGACGCCGGCGGCTTGCGGACCGCGACGAGCGGGTGGTCAAACGCGGGGATCGGCTGCGCCGGCAGCCGGTTTTCGGCTGGTACGTTCGACAAGCTGTAGTCTCCGACTGCGACCGCGATCGCCTGCCTCCGTCCGAGGTGATACACCAGCGAATGGCGCGGGTCGCCGATCCGCCAGATTTGTCCGACCGGCGGGAACACGGGAAGGTGCCGGTTGAAATCGTCCAGCCCGAACTCGCCCGCTTTCGAGCGGGCCATTAGGAGTCGCATAACCGCTACGAGCTCAGCGTCGCCACAGCGCCAATCCGCCCTCATAGCGCGCGGCCTGTGCCGTTTCCCGGTACACGGTCGGTGGAAGGGGCCACCCTCCGGAGCGCGCGCCCAAACCGCGCCATAGCGCGCCCGAGGGCGGCCAGCTCGTTTGCGGCCCGTTCGGAGGAAAGCGATATTGCTGCGAGGGTGACGGGGCATTTGGCCAGCTCGCGTTTTAAGTGTCTTTTCTTCATAGTCTTAGAACTCTACCTCTCCTCTGACAAGAATAATATGAAGCCCTGTGGAAACGTGGAAAACAGACCTAACGAGCGTGGTGTCAGAGCTTTATGCTGTGGGCGGATGCGGTGGAAAAAAAAGGGCGGGCTGTGCAAAACCAGGGCTGCCCGAAAAACTTCCACTGGCACCCGCAGTTTCCCGCAGGATGTCCCCTGGAAAGTCACAGACTTATGCACAGCTCATCCACCGGCTCCCACGGGGACGCGGGGCCGTCGAAACCGGAGGGCGGCTGGGCAGTCCGCGAAATGGACCAAGCCGGCTATCGTGTAGGGCGCGCTCTTGCCCGTCCCGTACTTGACGAAGAAAATGGGCGTTCCGCACTGGCAGCGGCTTGCCGGCGCGATCGCGAGCAGGAGCGAACGGATGCGCTGTTCGACCGGGGGATTATAATCCTCGACCCGCTCGGCTTCGGCGGGCGAGGGACACGTGCTCCCGGAAATGTGGGGGCGCCCGAGCTCGTTGTAGGCGCGATAGGTTCCGTCGACGCGAATCGTCCAGTAGAGCTTTGCACCGCACGCGCGGCACGTGTCTTCGCGGCCAGCGTGCGAAAGGATGAACTGCAGCGCAGCGAGGCGCGCCTCGGCGCAGCTCGTGAAAGGCGGGTGGACCAGGCTGCATATGTGGCAGCGCGGATTTCTCACTTTGGTGACCTCCTGCGGCCCGCCGGCTCCCGCCCAGTCACTTTCATTCTACGCAGGGTGAAGGGATCGACACGCGGAAGCTCGCATTCGTGGAGCTCGCCCGTTACAGGATCCGGATCGGGGAACACGAGCTCGACGACCACCAGCTCGTGCCCTGGTTCACAAAGGGCGACCGGCGCGAAGTACTTCGGTCCGTTGAACTCGCGCACCGAATCGTCGCGCAAAACGCCACCCTTGACGAGCGCGTCGACGAGCGTAGTCCAGATCCCGTCCGGATCCTTGGCCGGGTTCGCGATCGCCATCTTGACGAACACCATCGGGTGCTCAACCGGCAGGCGCGCGCCCCACTGGACCTTAGAGAGCAGCTCCGCGGTGCGCATCGCCGAGCGAACCTCCTCGGAATACATGAGGCGCCCGCCGCGCGCTTTCCCGCCACGGCGCTGCAGGTTGTTTTTCTTCGATGGCAGCTCCATCGGGAACTCGAGGTGGACCAGCAGCATGTGGGGGCCGAGGCCTTCGCTCTCCGGGACCATGAACGAGGGGACTTCGGAAAGCATCTACTGGGTCTCCGTTTCGCCCAGCAATCGAATCGCGCGATCGACGAGGCGCCGCGCAGCGCCTACTACGACCCGGAGATCTCCGCGATAGCCGTCGCCGGCCGCCGGCAGACCGTTGAGCTTCTCCGCGATCACCAGCGTGTCCGAAGCCATCAGGCCGAGCAGCTTGATTTCCTCGACTGGTTCGACGAACAGGCGGGTCTCCTCCGGAGCTGCGCGAGGCGCTGCGATCGCGGCCAGCTCCTGCAGGCACCGGAAGTGGATCGAGCGCGGACCGGCCCTCACTGTTCGCTCCAGCGCCAGTGGATAACCTGGCCAGTAAACGGCTTTGAAGAAGAGAGTCCGTTACGCGAGACCCAAAAGTTGAGCATGTCGCGAACTCCCTCAGCCGACGCTCCCGTTCCCGGCCGGAAGCCGTCGCGCCACGCGAATAACTCGATCTCCCCAGGATCGAGCACGGCGCAATCGAGCTCGATATGCATCGGCTGCAAGCCAGCGCGAGTAAGCCAGATCGTTATGGGCTGGATCCGGATGCACGGCCACCGGCCCAGGAGCGTGGCGGGACTCTTCCCTCGGAGGCCCGTATAGCAGTGGCAGATCTCACCGACCTTGGGCGGGCGGGCGCGCAGCGCCCGAATGGTGTGGTGCTTCGTTCCCTCGCGGACGTAGCCCGCAAACTGTGGTGAAAAGCCCAGCAGCATGAATTCACCCTCGCCCCGGAGCGTAGACCGTGGGTGGCTCGCGACGTTCGAGCAGCGCCCCCACCTGGCTGCGGGTCATCCAAGTGATCACGACGCGCAGCTCGTCGGGGATCGCGCCGTCGATCGACGTGCAGGAGTCGAGGATCGGCCCGGTAAACTGGGGCCCGAGTAGTTCGGTGCAGGGGCGGCAGAACGACTGGGGAGCGAGGAAACGCCCGACACCGACCGGGCGTGCTCCTGGCCGCGTCGGATCGATCCACAGAATATTCGCCATCATGCTGAAGTAATCGGAGCGATCGTGGTGGGTGCAAAACCGGATGTCCTGCGGAAACTGAAGGTTCCACTTCTTCATCCCGAGAACGCGCGGCGGCTGGTCCACGTAGCGCCCGAAGAGCGTGTAGAAGCTGGCGCACGCATTCAGCTGATCGATCGGAGCCAGGTCGAGCTTACCGGCGGCGGCACACCGGAGGCACCCGACTGGTGCATCCGGATCCTGGCGGTCGCGCAGGGCGCATTCCTGGCCGCACACGCGGCACTTGGCGAGAGCTTCCCAGGAAAGGCCGCACCTTTCAAAGTCGCGCTTAAAACCAGCAACGACGACGGTCCGAACGCTCGCCGGGTTCACTGGGTCACCCCCGCCGGCTTCGGGCATCGCTCAGCCAGCCATTCAACTGCTGCGCGCACCGAGGCCTCCGTGGGCCCGGTCGCGTCGGGAAGGATCCCCAGCCCGAACGCATGCGCCGCAAGCGCCGCGTGCTCGATCGCTTCCGATTCCGAGGCGTAGACCTCGCTCTTAACCGAAAGCGGTTCGCCCGACGCGCGCGCGACCTTCCCGGTCACCCGGAAGTGCCAGCCCGCGATATAGCCGCCGCGCACCTCGAGGCTTGCGACGGTTGCGACCACGTGCTTGTTCGAGAAGGGGACGCCAGTCGCGAGGTTCGCATCGTACTCGCCGGATTCCATCGGCACCGGCATCCCATCCGCGTCGCGGGTCGGCTTCCGCTTCGATATTGTGTCCTTTACCGGCTTCGCCGGTTCGAGCTGCATCTGCGACGAAGTGATCTCAAGGACGAACTCCTCCTTGTTGAGCGTCGAAAGAAACGCAAGCAGCGGGACCAGGTCCTCAGGGCTGTGCTCGGTGAGGTGGATCCGCATCTGTACCTCGAGGCCCACTTTCTCGACCCGCGCCAGGCGGAAGTGTACGATCTTCTCCGCTTTGAAGTCGGTCGAGAGGGTGACGCCGCGGAGCGTCACGGCTGCCGTTGAAAGCTCGGCAGTCGCTTTGACCGAACCCTCGAAGTGGTGCGCGTTTCCCTGCGCGTCGAACAGCCACTCGCAGCCGATCAATTCCGCATCGGCGCGCGAGCAGGGCGCGCCGATCACGATCACCGGCTTAAAGAAGCGCTCGGTCGGAGTGAGCGAGACGTCCTTGGTGCGGGACTTTTCAAGAATGAGCGGACGTGAAAGGGTCATCGCCATCCACCAGCCTTTCTGCGGGGAACGAACACGCCAGGGACTCGCGGTCGGCCTGGCTTCTCTGTGACCTCAAGCACGAAGATGTCGATCGCCAGCAGGCCATAGAACAGCGCAGAGTAGTGCCAGCCCTGCTTCAAGTCGTGGACCGCGACCGAACCAAACGCGAACGAAAGAGCGAGCGCGAACAGATGCCAGATCACTTGGCACCCCGCTTCTTCGCAGCGCGGCCGCGAGCTTTGGTTTTCGCCGGCGCCGGCTTTGTGCCAGCAGCAGGCTTTGAGAGCTTGGTCTCGTGCGTGGTGATCGCGCGAACGTCGACTTTGAACGCGCGAGCAGCGGCAGTGATCCACTCCGCGCGCTTGGTCGCAAAGGAGAAAGGCGGCGTCGCGAACGCGACCGCTACCAACATCCGGAACGCCTCAGCGTCAGCTGCCTTCTTGTAGCGCGCGCGCAGCGCGCCGCCATAGTCGGGCCCGAACTGTTTCGTCTTCGGAGCTTCGAGCTTGTAGACGTCGATCGAGAGGAAGCGGAGCTCGTCGTGGTTCTTCAGATCGAGCACACGCTCGAAGACCTGGTCAAGCTCCTTCCGGCGGGGCGGGAAGTTCGCTTTAGATCCGATCGCGTAGAAGATGCGCGCGCAGATGCGGCGCTCGAGGTCCACCTTGGCGCGCTGCGCTTTTTCACGGGCGCGATCGCCCGCCGACTTCTGGAGACCCGACGAACGCCCGCGGTGGACCTTGCACGTCTTCGACCGGCAAATCGTGATCTGCTGGCCGACGTTTTCCCCGTGCACAACGAGCGCCGGCTCCATCGCGCCGCACTCCTTCCCCTTGAGGACGGTTTCATATTCGTGATGCTGGAGCTGCGGCTTGTGGTCTTTCTGCAGCGAGCGATCGGCGTCGCTTGACACCCACGACTCGGCGACGCGAACCGGTGTTTTCCCGGTCACGTTCTGGATCGTGACGATCTTCGTGCTGAAGAGCGCCGCGAGCTTCAGCGACCAGCAGTGGCTATCGAGACAGCGATCGCTCGATTGGCCGCCCTTGTCAAAGAGCGCCGCCTGCGCAGACGATCGCTTGGGACACGCCGTGCAGGGGCCGGCTTGCTCCAGAAGCGCCGGATCCTCGAGGTCCCAGGGAGCGGTCGAAAGCTCGCGCATGATACGGCTATCGATCTCGCGTTCGAGCTCGCGGGCCGGGATCACGCGGCGCGAGAGGGACACCCGCTTTTTCTTCTCGTCCCAGGCGCGGTCCTCGTGAAACGCCATTTCAAAAGCCAGCTGCTGGTCGGGCGGGGCGAGGCGGGCGATCAGCTGTGCGTGGGCGAGCTGGATCCCGCCGCCCTCGAAGGACTCGCGCACCTTGGGGATCAGCTTGCGCAGCGCGAGGCGCCGGTAGACGTAGGTTTCGTCGTGGCCGACCTTCTGCGCGATGGTCTGGGCGTCATATTTGCCGACCTCCATCAGTTGCCCGAAGCCGTCCGCTTCCTCAAGCGGATGAAGGTCGTCGCGTTGCCCGTTTTCGATGACCATGATTTCGAGCACGTCGACGTCGGACAAAACGCGGATGATCGCCGGCACTTTCTCTAGGCCGACCGCCTTCGCCGCGCGGAAGCGCCGCGCGCCGGCGACCACCTCGTAGCGCGCGGGGAGCTTCGGGTGGGAGCGAACGACGATCGGCTGGATGATGCCGCGCAGCCGGATCGAGCTTTCGAGCTCGCGCAGCTTGGCTTCCGCGAAGTGCTTTCGCGGGTTGAAGTCGGATTCCTGGATGAACTCCAGGGGGATCGATTCAAACGCCGGCGGCGTCTGTTCGATCGGGATCGAGGCGGGCGACTGAAGACCGCGCTTACCCACGGGGCCCCCCGATCTGCAGCGGGAAGCGCGCGATCAACCGATTCATACGGGTGCGGCGCGAGACGATGGCGATCTCGCGAATCGCGAACGCCCAGACGACCGCCGCCAAGAGAAGAAGAGCAATCATGTCCGAACCTTTCCGGGCCAGCCAGAAGAGCAGCCCGCTGCGAGCCAGCAATGCAAGAACACTCTAACTACACTGCTCTTGCACCCTGCGAAAGCTGGCCCGCAGCGCGCGGTTCTTCCTTGTCCCAAACGAAGCCAGGCAACATTTCCGGCTGGTGGAGCCACCGGTTGTACTTCATCATCGGGCCGCGCGTGAAGTGCTTCACCGGTCCGATCTTGCGCACCACCCGAAAATACTGGAGGCACCGGCAGAGGCAGCTATCGCCCACGCGGACGAGATAGCCGGCCTCCGTCGCCAGGCCTCCGGATGCTGAGACCCACGTCGTCGAAAACCAGATCACGCGCGATCGCGCGATCCAGGCGGCCGCGCGGAAGAGCGCGGTCTTCTCCTGCGCGTTGATCCGGAAGTAGGGAGGATCGAGGATCACCACGTCGAACGTGTCTCGGCCGAAGGGCGGAAGCCAGGCGTCGCCGACCACGTCCGGACAAAGCGCCGGGTCGATATCGAGCCTCGTGCCGAACCGCGACTGGCCGCCGAATAGATGGAGCACGCTCTGGCCCTGGGTGTCGCGCTTCAGCTGGCGCTCGACCGCCGGCGGGAAGATCCAGCCAGTGCGCTGGCCAGCGCCGCGCGCCACGCGCGAGTTCCGGCTGGGGTTTCCGCACCAGAGGACCTCGACGGGATAGGTTCGCTTCACGGTGCCACCCGTGCGGCCACACGCTCGGCGCGGTCGAACAGCCGCTTGTAACGCGGTTCGAGCGTAAACATGATCGCAAGCGTGGTGCGCGCGGTGTCTTCCTGGTCGGCGCGCGAAAGCTCAGGCCCGCCCCGATCGACCCAGCGCTGATAGGCAGCTTCGAGCGCGACGAGCATCATCTCGGTGTTGTGGGTTTTGATCGGGGCGTGCTGTTGGTGGAAGAACGCGTCGAACTCGATCAGGGTCTGGACGGCCATAGGGAGCTTTCGGAACGTGGCTATGAAGGTGGCGAACTCCCTCACGTCTTCCGCCTCCGGTTGCGCCGATCGACAATGAACTGAAACGCCGCAATCGCCGCCGACACCAGGAAAAACCCGCACGCTATTCGACGGCTGCCCGCGCCTGGCCCGCCGGCGAAGATCAACGACAGACCGAGTATGATCGCCCAAAACTGCACGATGTCTTGGCTGCGCCGCCATATCTCGGCGTGCCGGCGCTGCCGAGCCTGGTCCGCGTGCGCCTCGATGTAATCGATCCCGCACTTCGGACAGCGCGGCAGTATCGCGTCGTTCTTGCAGAAGTCGCAGCGCTGCCGGCGCCGTGCTGCTGCCTCCCACTCGTACCGCCTGGGCATTTCAAAGCACCATCCGGAGCGGGAAGGCTTGCGGAGACATCGTCGAGGGCACAGGCGCTGCTGCGAGCAGCTCGCGCTCGAACTCTGTTTGTCTTTCGGCAATCGGAACGGCCACGCGGGTGACCAGGAGTTGAACAGGAATGCCTGTGTCGGTTGTGCCCTCCCAAACGCGCATCCGCAGAGGTCTCCCAGCCCCCACTTCACAATCCACAATGCGGTCGGTCGGGTGAATCGTTAGCTGCATGGAAACGCCCCCGTTCCGGTTGCGAAGAACGTCGGGAACATCCGCTGCGCCATCGCGCTCCAGCGGTCGTCGACCATGATCAGCCCGAGGCCGAGAAGCACGAGGTGCGTCCGGCATTCTGGGCAGATCAGATTCTCGTCTTGGCCGTGCTGGGATAGGCTTAACTGGTTGCACGCTATGCAATCGGGCTTGAACTCCGAGGTTTCAAGGACGCGCTGCAACCAGGCCAGCGCTTCATCGACCCAGCTCCAGATCGCGTCGACGTCGGTCGCGGCGACCTGGGAAGTTTCCACCGCGTCGCGATGGAGCTCGGCAAACATCGCCGCGCGCACGAGGATGAGAACGCGCTCCTCTTCGCTTTGGAGGCTGAGGTAGTTCATCCGCGCCTCCACGCTTCGAGCGCTGCGATCGCGCCGAAAAACACGCCGAGACCCAGGCAGTAGAGCTGCAGGGTCGGAATCAGTTCCATCATCGTCGTCTCCTTGTGGCCCGCGCGTCGAGTAGCGCCGGCGGTTGCTTCTTCGGGAGTCCCGTGGCCATCAGCAATCGACCGAGGACAAAGTCGCGGACGGTCACGCCCTGCGAACGCGCGGTCGCGTGCAGGTGATCCAAAAACGATCGCGAACAGGGGATGTGAAGCGAGCTCTTCTTTTCAAAGTCGCCGCGCGCGACGATAAGCGCCTGGGTGTGCTCGTGCGCCGTTTTGGGAATCGTTACGTCCGTAATGGGCATTACGGGCCTAACTCTATTCCACAGGGCGGGCGCTTGTCAAACCGGGGGGAGTCGGGGGAACGCCTTAGAATTTGCCCAGCATCTTCAGCAGCCCGACGAGCATCGCGACCGCGCCCGCCGCATAGAAAATCTTTCGTTCGACGGCGGCGAGGCGTGAGTCCTGCTCTTTTTTGTTGATCAGCTGCTCGCGGTGGATCGTGCTCATTTCCTCGTGCATGACTTCCTGACGCGTCGCCATTTTGATCAGCAGATCGTGATCGTCTAAACGGCGCTCCAGGACCTTGGTTAAATCGACCACAGCGATGTGCAGACGTTCGACCACGGTGTGTTCCATCGAAACGATTGTATCGAGAAGATCTACTTCAAAAAGCGTAAGTGCCAAGCTGCCCACACGAGTGAGAGACCGCCGGCGACGTGGTCGTTACACGCTCCAAATAGAACTCGGTCGCCCGCAGCTGCATGCTGAAATTGCCTGCCTGGAAGCCCCAGGCCGCGCGCTCGATATCGCCATCGAGCCAGATGGATCCGGTCTCGTCCGACTTTTCGCTGATCTGCTGATACTGCCTGTAGTTGAGGAGGTCCGCGGTCTGCGCAAGTGGCGACGTCCAGTTGCGCAGCGCCTGGGGCGCGCCGATCGGATGAACCGTGAGAGCTTCTCTTACGACGAGTGAAAGCTCCTGGTCGGGGACGAGGCCGATCGCGCACACGGTGGCCGCGACCGCCAGGTTCCGTCCGAAGCACTTGCTTTCTCCCATCCGGAAAAGCGAGAGAGCGCCAGGGAAGTTCGGCTGGATGTAGGTCTGGTTCCCATCGGGCCACGTGTGGTAGAGGTTCGATTTGTCGTCACCCACCGCAAACGCGCGCGAGTAGGGACCGTTCGACGCCCAGCTCGAGGTCAGATCGAGCGCCGGCGCGACGCGCCAGGTCCACCAGGGATAGGGGAGAAAGTCATTGTTCGCCGGCCCGACCGCGTTATTGATCACGTAGTGCGCGAGATTCAATCCACCCGAAGCCGTCCAGCGATGCGTGAAGCGATCGGGCTTGCGCGCCGTCAGATTGACGTTTGTGTCGCTCCCGACGACGATGCCGTCGATCTTCACCACCCAGGCGCCGTGCGCCACGTCGAAGACGAGCTTCAACTGCAGGGCGTGCCACTCGCCCACCGGATAGGGGCCGATCGTTAAGACCACCGTGCCGTCCCAGCGTTTGAACTCAATCCGGCCATCCGTCCGGAGGCGAATCGAAAACACCGTTCCCGTCGCATCCTGGATCCGGTACCACTCGACGTCGCGCCAGACCTGGACTTGCGGGCCCGTCGCGGCCACCAGCGAGCGAAACCAGAGGTTGATGAACCAGGTGTCGCGCGGCACGAGGAAGCGGGTGTATTCCGCTTTAGAAAAGCCGGTGTTGAAGATCCAGAAGGAGCGCCCGATCGGACGCGCGGAGGGACCGCCGGGCGGCCCATCGATCATTACGCCCTGCGCGAAGATGTCCGAATTGACCTCGTAGCGGAGGCCCGCCGATTCAAACTGCGTCGTGTAAAAAGTGTCGACCGCCTCGATCACTCAGTACTCCCAGCTCGCGGTGAACGTGATATTGGAAGCCGGTGAGGGCGAAGGACCCGTATCGCGCGTGACCGCCTGGATCGACAGATTATCGCCGCCGAAGACGTAGATCGGATTGGAGTCGCCAAACAGGAACGTGAACTGGAAGAAGATGGCCGCCGCCGCCGGCAGAGTCACCTGACCGAGGGCCGCGCCCGACCCGTTGAAGAGGGTGACCGTCAGATCCTGATCGACGCTTGTGACTCCGGTTTGAATCGTCAGCTCGGTTAGGCGCCCCGTGCGTTTAACCGGCCGCGGATTGCCAAGGGGAACGCCATTCGCGATCGCCGAGCCATCGGGCGAAATCACCCAGCTCGCGGTTTCGTCGCGAATGATCGGACGCGCCTGCTCGGTGCGCCGCACGAGGCGTTCCGTCCACTTGAGCGTATTGCCCGGGTCGTGGTTTGACCGCGCGGTCACGGTCCACCGGAAGCTGCAGCGATTCCCGGGCCCGAGCTCCGCAAACATCGCCTTCCCCGAAACCGAGGTGATCATTAGCATTCGGTTGCTTACGCCCACGTCCGGACGGTCGACGCGGACCAGCTTCCCTGGCGCAGCGCCGTGGAAGTCAAACTCGAAGCTGACGATCGTGGGAATACCCCCCTTGCGATCGAGAAGCGCGCGCGCGATCGCCTCGAGGTCCGATCGCAGGGAAATATCCTTCACCTGTTCGGCGGCTTCATAGCGGCCGCTCCCGCACAGCTTGAGCGTCGCGCCAGGCGGGATGCTCGGGTCGAGCGCGTCGCCCTCGGTCACAGCCGAACTCTGGGTAAGCGGCACGTATTGAATCTCGACCGTGTCGCCGTTGTGGACGTCGAGGAATCCAGGGAATAGCATCTGGCCACCGCCCTGCGGACTGCCGAAGTAATACCAGGCTTCGACCGACCCGTATGCCGGCGCCGCGGCGTCGTTGATCGAATAGACCAGCTTTGCGAGTCCGTTGATCTTGAAGCTGACGATCGCACGAAGCGGCAAGCTGAGCAGGATGTAGCCGAACGCGAGGCCGGCATTGAACGCGGCTTGCTGGCCGTTCGGTCCGAAGACGTAGGTTTCCGTGGTGACCGGGCCCGAAGCGCCGGCTCCCGATCCTTCGGGCACGACCGTCAGGTTCGAGACGACCACCTGGCGGTTCAAATAATCCTGGAGCGTCTGGCGAACGCTCAGGTTGCGATAGTTGCCGCTCGTGTCCGTGATCTCGAACGGAACCACCTCAAGCGAGACGAGCGAGGAGAAGTGAAGGTCGCCGTTGATATCGACCCACCACACCGTACCGGTCGAGGTCGCGATGCGGTCATAAACCGAAGTGACCGACTCCCAGTTGATCGGCAGGTCGGCGCCAAGCGCTCCCAGCGACGCAGGAACGCCGTTAGTGGTGATGCCTTCGCCGTTGAGCGAGGAGTCGCGCACCGCGCGAATGACGTCGGCCGCGTCGGCAGCCGCCGGATAAATGATCGGCGCAACGAGGCGGTGGTCGCAGATGCCGGTCTTATCGTTCGCGGTGATGTGGTAGAAGATCGCACCCGGCGTTGAAATGGTCGGGACCGCGACAATGTCCGCGATGCAGCCGGCGAAAACCTTGACGCCGAACTCCTGGACGAGCACCGGGTGCCCCAGCTGGATCCACGACAGGTCCGCGCCGCCGCGGGTGAACAAGTCGAAGGTGAACGTCCAGCGCCCGATCGTCTGCGAAGCGACTGCAGCGATTTCGACGCGGAAGAAGTCGGTGACGTCGACGCCGGCAATGAAGCACTGGAGCGACTGGCGGCCGCCGTTGAGCCTCGGGATTCCGATATCGGGCGGGCCGATCGACTGCGAGACGATGACGCGTTGGACCGCGCCGTTCACCGCAGGATGGCCCAGCGCGACGCCTGACGCGATCCCGGTCGGCGTTTGGATGGTCTGGACCAGACGGACGAGCGGCAGCCCTGCAGCGAAGCTCGTAGGGACGCCCGAGGGCGCGACGAGCTGGGTCTCAAAGACGCTAGGGTCGCCGGCGGCAAAGCTCGAAGGAATGCCGGCGGGCTGCGGGTTGCCACCCGCGATCAGTGGAACGCCGATCCGGACTCCGGAAAAGATATCGCCATTGATGACGAGCTGCTGCGTGGGAGCAACGAGCTGGTTTCCGGCGGCGAAGCTGGTTGGAATGCCGCCAGGCGCAACAATCCAGGAAGGCGCCACAAAGGGCGTGCCCGCCGCGAAGCCGCTCGCGATCCCGGTGGTCGTAAGCGGGACCTTGAGAAACGCCGTGCCGGCGGCAAAGCCTGACGCGATCCCACCGGGGCTGAGAATTTGGGTCGGAAGAACGATCGGCGTGCCCGCCGCGAAGCCCGAAGCAATTCCATCCGGAACCATCGCGACGTCGAAGACGACGCGCAGCATGGACGCACGAAACTGGTGCCGGCCCAGGATCCCATAGCCGCCCTTCGCCGTCTTCGAGCTCAGCGTGAAAGTGGAAGTCGCCGTCGGACCGGCGATATCGTAGGCGGTCCGGTCAAAAAGAACCTGCCGGCGGGTCCGGTAAGGAGCCAGCATCGAGTTGCGGAGCTGGAACCGGCCCACGATTCCATAGCCGCCCTTCGCTGTTTTCGAGCTGAGAGTAAAAGTGGAAGTCGCCGTTGGACCGGCGATATCGTATGCCGCCCTCTGGAAGGTGGTGATCTTTTGAACGGTAAGAGGCACCGGGCGCGCCTCCTACGGCACGATCAAAAAGAGCGACCCTCGGGCGACACCCTGGACGCCGGCGTTCGAGCTGGTGATGTTGAACCAGTTCTGGGTGGCCGTGCCATCGGAGAAGCTGGTCGTCGAGTCCGCGGTGAACGACTCGGTAATGATCGCCGCGTCCCAAATATAGCCGCGCGCCTTCGCCTCGTCCGACTGGCCCGAGATTCCAAAACAGATGATCGCGTCGACGATGAAGCTCTCGTCGTCGTGCCACTTGACGCCGCCCCCGGTCTGGTTGGGGCTGCTGTTTGTTGCGACCATGCGCGCGCCGGCGGTCGTTGCCAGGCGCAGCGCGGCGTTGCCCGCGTTATTCCCGCCGCCGGTGAAGGTGTTGTTATTCACCTCGAGGAGGGTGCCGTTCAGAATGAACGCCTGGTTGCCGATGTTATTGCCCGTCACGTTGCCCGAGGTTCCATCGGCTGAAAGCGCGACGCGGAAGCTGTCGCGATTCGAGGTATCGGTGTCCGAAATCGCGTTGCCCGATCCCCAGATGCACTCGGTAATTACACCCTGCAGCGGGCCGGGCAGAGCGGGGACTCCGAAGCATACGAACTCGCGCGAGGTGTTGACCGAGCTCGTGAACACGAAGCCCTGGTACTTGTTGGCAATCACGCGGAAGGTCTTCGCCGCGCCCGGGTTGAGCATCAATCCGGCGGTGGTCGAGTTCGTCGAGGTCTTCGTGCCGGCGACGTTTTCAATCGAGCACGTCGCGCAGTTGCCCGAGTTCGATTTCACCCGAAGCCGCATCTGCAGGTTTTGCGGGTTAGGCGTAAGACCGCTCTGCATGAGCAGGTTGGTGGTGCCGTGCCCGCTTACCGTAGTCCAGCCGGCTGAGAGAAGCGCGGTCTCGATCCCGTCGATGATGTTCTGGATCGAGGCGCCGGTGAAGGTGGTATTGACTCGCGCGGATCCGGTCGTCGTGCCCGAAAAACCAAGCGTCGCGTTCGCATTGTTTGAAGGCGACCCGAACGCGATCGAGCTCGACGCACCGTTGCCGCTTGTCGTGGTGATCCGGACCAGGTTGCCGAAAGCGCTCGCTGTGGCGCCGGTCAAGCCGGCAAGGTCGGTCACGATGTTCGCCGCGGTCCGCGTCGCCCCGTGCGTGAGCGTGAAGGTCTGCGGGCTCCCGCCGTCGATCGTGATCTGCAGCTGGTCGTTCGACGAACCGATATTGAACGTCGCAGCTACAGTTCCGACGACGTCAGCGGTCGCGGCATAGGTCTGGATCGCCATCGCGTATTAACTCGGCTGAATGATCACGCGGGGCGCCGGAATCCAGATCCGCCCCATCGGACGGTCGAACTCGGCGGGAACGCCCAGCCCCTTAAGCCACCGATGGACGCGATCGCGCAGCTCGCGCCAGGCCGCGCGCGACAGCTCCCCGACCAGGTCGCGGCAGGTCTCGGGCGAAAGTCCCTCCATCAACGTGAACATTTTGTTGGTGCCGTTATCCCACTGGCACTGAATGTCGCCGCCGTTGGGCGTGACCGGAAGATTGGTCGCCGTATCGTAGTTGACGAGCAGCGCGCTCGTGCCGGCGGTACCAGTGTCTTTGTAGACGCCGATCTGCGAAGCCTGCGCTCCCGAAACAGCGGTCCACGTGATATCGGCAGCGTCCGCGGTGCCGGCGGTCGAGGTTTTGGAAGCCAGGTTTCCAGACGTCGCAATGCGCGCTCCGGAAGCGATCGCGGTAAGAAACTCGTCGTTCGTGAGATCGCGCGTGTAGATCGCCGTGTCGATCAGCACCGCCTTGATATTGTCGGTAAGCCAGGCGACGTCGCCCTGCAGGAAGTGCTTGCGACCGTTGAGATAGATTCCGTTCGACACGGTTACTCCTTTTTCCCTTCAAACTGGGCCTTCAGCTTCGCGTAGAGCGCGCGCAGCGCCCCTTCGTCGGTTGGGACCGACATACCCTGCAGGAGTCGGGGATCGGAGGGCACCCGCGCGAGGCTTTCCTTCCGGCAAATCTCGTCGTGGATAGCGCCCATTTCCTGGCGCAGCTGCTGCACGCTCTGGTCGCGCGCCTGGTGCGCCGCGTGAAGCTCCGGAATCGACATCGTGGAGACGTCCATCAAACCCCTCCTATCGCATCAAACCAGCCTGGCGCAGCGAGTCGTTGAACATTCGCTGCATTTCCGACATCAGATTGCGGAGCGTCGGATTGTCCAGCACGACCGGTTGGCTCACTGTTGTTTGTATCACGACCGAACCACCGGGCGTGGCGATCTCAGGAACGGCCCGCAAACCGTAGGGCGAGGGCACAGCGAGCGGGCCGCCCTGCGACTGCTCGATATAGGCGGTCACCGCGGGCGCAACGATAGGCTCAGCGAGCGCGAGCGGGCCGAGGGAAGGCGTCCCGGATGGCCCCGGCGCGGACGGTCCCAGCGCCTCGGCGAGCGCCATGACGCCCGCCACCGAAGAAACGGTCTCGATCGCGGCGACGGCCTCCGTGACCGCGGTTGCCGCCTGAGTGGTCGATGCCGCGACCGAGTACACTGCGCCGAGGGCGACCGGGATCGCTTCGGAGAGCTTATTGGCAGACTGCGCCATATCGCTGTAAGCGTTCGACCACGCCGTCATCGTCGACTTAAATTCAGAGGACACATCGGGCGGGATCACCGGGATCAGCGCACCCGGGAGCGGCTGGTTATCAGCCGAGGCCGACCCGCCGGACTTGCCGCCCGCGCGAATCGCCGCGAGGATATCGACCAGCTTCCAGTAGCTGGCGTTTACGTCCGAGGCGATCCCATCGAGGTCGCTCGACATCCCGGTCAGGATCGTCGACTGGAAGTTCCACATGTAATCGAGCAGCCCCTGCAGCATGGGCAGGTAAGCCTTGATCTTTTCCGAAATCGATTCGGGACCCTGTTCGAGCGCGATGTCCGCGCGCCGCGTGGACTCCTCTATCCGCCCAAGGAGCGTGATCTGGCGCGCGCCCTGGATCCCCTGGACGATCGACGAGATCACGTTGACGATCAGGCTCAGAACGTTGGTGAGGTCGGACAGCTTGCCGAGCAGCCCACCGCCCGTCGCGCCTCCGATCCCGCCACCGCCGGTACCGCCGCCCGTTCCACCGCCACCGCCGCCACCCGGACCAGGACCGCCGGGAATATTCGGCAGCCCCCCCGAGGTGGACCAGTCTCCGACGAGGTCCTTCAGGAACCCGAGCAGCGTGTCCGTGAGCTGGTCGAGCGTCTTCTGCGTCAGAAGCAGCTTGTTGATCACGAACTGGACGAGCGCCTTCTCGATCTGCTGAGCGATATCCTGGAACGCCTGGCCCATCGTCTTCGCGCCCAGAATCACGTCCGCGATATCGTTCTGGATCGCGCCATACACGTTTTTGATCACCTGCGCGAACGCCAGATAAATATTCTGCTGGTCGCTGAGCGCCTCCTGGATCCGTTGCTTCGCGATCGTGTTTTGCGCGCGCAGAAACTCGTCGACCTGCTGGCCGCTTGCGACCTGGAGTTTGAACTGGTCTTCGTTATAGGCGATCTGGGCCTGCAGCCGATCGTAGAGCGACGCCTTCGTGTCCGCGTTGATCTTGTCGAGCGCGGTCTTTGCGAGCTCGGCCGAGTCGCGAATGGATTGAAGGGACTGGACGCCCAGCTGCTTGTAGGCATCGTCGATATTCATCGTGACCTGCTGGAGCTTCACCTTGGCCTGGTCGAGCTGGTGCACGAGTTCGTCGGACGCTGCCGTGCCTGCCTTGCGCAGCTCGTCGATTGTCCCCTGCAGTTTGCTCACGAGCGCCGCCTGGAGCTGGCCGGCAGAAACCGAGGCGTCGTTTGCGAGCTTGTCGAACGCCGCGTCGAGCAGCTTAATCTGGTTGGTCGCGTCAGTCGTCGAGACCGTCCCCAGGATCTTGAAGGCTTGGTCGATATCGAGCGCCGCGCGCTGCGCCGCCGCGGTTCGATCCTTCCACTCCGTGAGCATGTCGTCGGTAACGGTTCTGCCAGCCTTCCTGTACTCGTCGATCATCTTCTGGAGCTCGCCCGCGCGCGCCGCGTTCAACTGCTGTTCGGATGCGACGCCCGATTCCGCGATCTTCCGGTAAGCCGCTTCGATCGTGCCGATCGTGTTATCGAAATCCTGCTGTGACGGGATCCCGAAAAACTGGAACGCGCTCTGCGTCGTGAAGGTCGCCTGCTGGCGCTGGGCGAGCAGCTGGGCGAGGCGCGCGGTTTCCTCGTCGGACATGGCCTTGCCGATCGCCGCAAATTGCTGGGCCTTCTTCTGAAGCGAGGCGATCTCGGCATTGTCCGCGTCGAGCTGCGTGGCTTTCCCGGCTTCGACCGATTCCCGGATCTTATCGAGCGCCGCGGAGACCACGCTCAAGTTGTTTTCGACCTGGTCGACCGACGAAATGCCCAGGGTCGAGAGCGCCCGCCCGATATCCTGCGTCGCGGCCGCCCACTCTGCCTTCATCTTTTCGAGCGTCAGGATGTCGTCGTCAGCGATCTGCTGGCCGGTCTGGCGCCACAGCGCGATTACCTTCTCGCGATTCGCGATCAGCGCGCGGGTGCGATCGCCATCGGTCGCGCTCTGGCTTTGGTAGATCCGCGCGTAGGCGACGTTCACTTCCTCGACCTGACGATCGATATCGGCCTGGGATGTGACACCCAACAGCGAGAACGCCTGCTGCGTGTCCATGCCGGCTTCCTTCAGCTTCGTCCGGAGGTTCGCCGCCGCCTCGAGGGTGTCGTCGCTCGACTGGATGGCCGCCGCGCGGTTGAGTTTGATCACCTCGTCGAAATAGGCGAGCCACTGGTTATCGGCGTCCTGCTGGGTGGGAGCAAACGCGCGGCGCTGCAGGTCTTCGAGCTGCAGCTTCTTAATGGGGAGCGACTCCGCGCCCACGACCTCCTGCAGCTTTTTGATTTGCTCCTCGACCTGCTTCATCGCGGAGAATTTCTCAAGAACCTGGTCGACGGCCCCGCTGGTTGCCGCGCTCCACTTCCTGGCCGCGTCGCCAGCGCGGGTCTGGGTCGCGCCGATCGTGTCGATCGAGAGATTGATCTTCGACCCGCTCGCGGCAAAGCTCGTATCGACGTCCGCGATTGCGGCTTTCATTCCCTTGAGGCCCGCGCTCACGCCGCCGATTCCGTCGACCGCCTGCTGGAGCGCCTTCAAGTACTCGGTGGGAGTGAGCGCCTGGCCGCCGGGAGTAAAGGGCGACACTTCGATTTGCTTCGCGCCGGACTTCGCGCGATCGAGCGAAGAGTTGTATTTGTCGATCACCCCCGTCAGAAGCTTGATCTGGTCGGCCTGGTCTGCCGTAGCAACCACGCCGCGCGACTGCAGGTCGTAAAGCGATTCCAGCTCCGTCCGGAGCTTTGAAATCTTGGTGACCGCTTCGTAAATCGCCCATGCCGCAATCGCCACGCCGATCGCGATCAGCCCGGGGACGAGAAGCGGGCCCGAGACGATGGCCGCGAAAGGCGCCATGACGCCCATGAACGTCTCAAACGCGAAGCCGGCGGCGGCAATAATCCCTGCGAGCGGCCCGATCGAGGCGATCAGTGCAGCGAAGCCGATGATGATGTTTTTAGTAACCGGGTCGAGCTGAGCAAACGACTCGCCGATACCCTTCACCCAGGCGATTAGCGGTTCGGCCGCTTTCAACAGATCGCGTATCGCGCTCGCCAGTGCATCCGCGAACGGCTTGAACGCGAGCGAGATCTTGTTCCAAACCTCGTTCCAGGTTTCCCCCAGCGTCTTTACGGTGTCGGCGACCTTCGAGATCTCGTTATCCGACAGCTTCAGGCTGCCGGCGAAGTCGTCGAAGGAAAGCTTTCCGGAGCGGATGGCTTCTACCATCGAAGCCGCGCCCTTCCCAAAAGCGCTGGCCCCGATCCCGAACGCCTGGCCCTCGCTCGTCGCGTTCTTGATTTTGTCGGCGAGCAGCTGCAGGCCTTCGAGCGGATCCTGGAGGCCGGCTTTGCCCAGCGCACCCAGCGCCTTCTGGATCCCGCCGAGGGTAGGCGCCAGGTCGACGCCCGATTTCGCCAGGTTGCCGATCATGAGCGCGGCCTGGTCGAAACCAATGCCCGCTTCACGGAGCGCCGGCCCGAACTGGGCCAGGCTTTGCTCGATCTCGATCACCGGCGTCGCCGAGGCCTGCGCGACCCGCATCAGCTCGTTGAGCTTGTCGACCTGGTCCGCGGTGGCGACGCTCCACTGGCTAAAGATCTTGACCGTCTCGCTAACCGTCCCGTTGACGTCGCCGCCGGTGGCCTGGGCGAAGTCGAGCATTTTCTCTGAGAGGTGGTCGAGCTCTTCGCCCGTAAGTGAGAACCGGCTCGCGAGCAGCGCGACCGTCGTCGCCACTTCAGTACTCGTTTCGTCGACGTGGCCCAGGACCGTGCGGACGCTCTCGTCGAGCTTGGCGAGCTCGTCGCCCATCGCGCCCGTGTTCCGAATCAGGATGTTCGAGGCTTCCTGAAACTGGTTCGCGAACTCGACCAGCGCTTCGGCTGCGTGTTCAAGCGGCGCGGTAAAGGCGCGGTCGAAGTTGAGTGACAGTGCTTCGGTCGCTTTTACGAAGTCGGCGACGGACTCGCGGCCTCCCTGGAGCTGGTCGCGCAGGGTCTGGAAGGCGGCCTGGTCCGCGCCGATACGGAGGAGAAGATCGCCAACAGTTCGACTCACGCGTTCACCTTGAGGATGTTCCCGTCAGGACCGATCAGATCCACCCTATCAGGAAGCGCATCGACGCCGCCCATTTGCCGGATCATCTCGCGCAGCCCGTCAAGCGCGCGCTCCTGGATCGACACCGGCGGCGGCTTATTTTCACCCGTCGCGTCCGGAAGGAAATCGTCGGGTCCAAAGGGTTCGGCGCGACGCTTGGGATCGCGCTGCAGCTCTGCGAGGACCGCGCAGATGAGCGCCGCCGGATGGTCGTAGCGCCGGCGCTGGACGATCGCGTGGCGCGCGACGAGCGCGTCGAACTCGCGAAGGGTAAGCGACCAGAACAGGTCGGGCGCCAGACCCATGTCGATCACGCCGACCGCAAACAGCTCGATGAAGGTAACCGGCTTGTCTACGCCGCCGGCGGTATCGTCGCCGTTTCCGTTGCCGGCTTGTCTTTTGGGCGGCTTCCCTGGAACGCCTCGAGGAAGGCGTCAAGGAGCGGCTTAAAGTAGCGGACGGGAAGGTTTTCGAGCTGTTCGATCGTGACCTCTGTTTCGCGGCCGTCTTCGCCGCGGAGTCCCTCGCGAATCAGAACGGGCAGCATGTCCTCGTCGAGATTCATCAGCTCGCCCCGCAAGCCGAGCATCGAACGGCCCATCAGTCCCTTCAGCCGTTTGAAACTTTTGAGCGTGTAGCGGAGATAGTGCTTCTTTCCGTCGCCCAGGTCGACGGGAACGCCGTCGAAGAGATCGAGCTCGCCGCCGGCGCCGTTTTCGTGGTGAGAGTTCACGGTGTCCTTGGCCGCGACCGTTTGGAGAGCAGTAGGTTCCATGCGGGAAATCGTAACACGGGGCGGATTTGACTTCGCAAGCGCGCGAGAGGTATGCATCTGAATGCCGCTCCACATGGGCGGCAGAAACGGACGGATCAAATGAATACCGAAACAGCAACCGAAACCGCCGCGCACGAAGCGGCCCAGACCAGCCAAGCCGCCGCACTCAAGACGGCGCTCACTCAGCCCAAGCGGAAGCGCTCGGGAGCGCGCAAGACCGCCGCGAAGAAGAAGACCCACCGCGCGGCCACAAAGCGCGCCGCCAAGAGTTCGGACCCGCGCAAGGATACGAAGCGCGCGAAAATCCTGGCGCTGCTCGCGCGGCCCCGAGGCGCGACGCTCGAACAGATCATGAAAGCCGCCAAGTGGCAGGCGCACAGCGTTCGCGGCTTCATCTCGACCGCCGGCAAGCGCTACGGCCTGAAGATCACCTCGTCGAAGTCGGACGAAGGGAAGCGGACTTACAAAGCGAAAGGGGGCCGCTAATGCCAGCGCCCCCGACTCTCCCGCCTTCGGTCGTAAACCCGAAACAGACGATCACACGTGAAGAACTCTTGACCTACCCTGATGGCACCTGGATCATGACGAACCACGACGTTACGAAGATCCTGGACTTCGCCAAGTGGTCCGAACCCAAGCCGTCCGGCTTCCTGAATGGCTTCTGGTGGCGTCGGAAGCAACTGATGGATCAACTGGGGATGGAGTCGTAAATGGCGATCCTCAGCAACCAACGGCGCGGCGCTGGCCTTAGCCGGTATAACTTCAAAGACGACATGGCGATGGTCATGGTCTGGCTGGAAACTTTGCGAGAGATGGATGCGCCCTACGATTGCGATGGCGAAGAAATCTACGTTGCGGGGAGCCTTCGCCTTCCCGAGATCAATCGCCTTCGTAGAATCCTCGGCATGAAGGATCTTCCCCCTGCCTGCTCTAAGTGCCATGCCGCCACACTGAGAGCTTGTATCTGTGACCCGCTGAACGGGAAGGTTTAAATGAGCAGAGCGATTGTTATGACTATCGATCAGGCTAAGGCGACTTCTGTAGCGACCACAAGGCGGACGCGCATGCCTGATACATCGATGCCCACCCGCGCGGAGCGAAAACATGTCGACAACTGCGGACGCAGTGGAAATCCGCGTGTTGTCGTGCCCAACTGCAAGATGGACTGCGCCTGCTGGTGCCACAAGGCCGAGGTGGCGATGCCCACCCGCGGGGAGTGCGAGCGGAAGGTCAAATGAAAGCCCATTACCGCGCCGCCGGCGGGCGCCTGACGTTCGAGGTCCAGGGAGAAACCCCCAAGGAGCTCTTCGCGCAGATCGCCGCGCTCCAGGACGTCTTCGACGCCGAAAACGTCTGCGGGATCTGCGGGTCTTCGGAGATCCGCTTCCAGCACCGCCACGTCGAGGACTTCGATTACTACGAGCTCCAGTGCATGGCGGGCGAGTGCCGGGGGCGGTTTCAGTTCGGCCAGCACAAGAAGGGGGGCGGGCTGTTTCCCAAGCGCAAAGACGACGACGGCCACTTCCTCCCGAACCGAGGGTGGGCTAGATATATCCCACCCGGGCCCGCCCGGGCCTCAAACCAGGGCTGAAAACGAGAAGTTGGTGGTTTGGACGCCGCCCGGTGGCCCCGGGCGGCTTTCCTGTGTTTTGGGAGGGGAACACGCGCGCCAGGGCGCGCCGCCGGGCTCCGGGAGGAACGTTCCCCCCTGGAAGGGGCGGCTGCGCAGCCAGCGCGCGCGCTATTCGCTGCGGGCGGGACCCTGGGCGGGGTTAGCTGTTGCCCGAGCCAGCCTCGAGCGTGGCGGGCCCCGAGAGCTTCAGCGTGACCGTATACATCAGCATCCCCGCGACCTTGCCATCGAAGTTCATGCCGGTTACGCCGCCGAACATCCGGACGCGGGCCTCGGGCGAGGTGAACGGGAAGACCATGCGCATATTCCGGCGCAGACGGTTTTTCATCAGGTACCGCAGACCGCCGGCCTGAACTCCCACGATCGTGGGCGCCTCGTTCTGGGACTCCTCGGCCGGGTCGAGCATAATCGGAAACGTCGCGGTGCCGGCGTCGATCAGGCTGAGAATGAACTCGCGGTAGGGACCGTCCGGATTCTCGGCCGACTGGTGAGTGGTCGCGTCGATCGTGTCCACTTTTTCCTGCGGACCCGAAACGTCACCGACGCGCGCCACTTTAAAAAACGTCTCAATCGAATTGTCGTCGCCGACCCACAGTTGAATTCCGAGGGCGGCGTAGAGTTTGGACATCGCAGGGATTCTCCTCTCGCTGATTCGAGGGACTCGCGCCCCCCGCGTCTCCCCCGCAATTGTAACCCGCGATGCACTTCGGGCGGGATCGATCGTTCGCGATCGATAGCCGATCGCCTATAATCCCCTCGTGAGTGTCCGAACCGTTTGCAAGTTTCAGGTGAAGGAAGTTTCCCGGATGTCGTGGAACTGCGCGAAGCCCGAGGACCCGCCAAAGTATGTGGAGCGGATCAAGCTGAGTGCGGTCCCGCACAGCGAAAGCCTGGAAGACCAGAGCTTTTCAAGTGCGACGCCGACCGGGGAGCTGGAGATCACGGTGACGAACCCAGCGATCGTGGGAACGTTTGAACAGGGATCGAAGTACTACCTTTTCCTCGACCCTTGCCCGCCTGAAGCGCAGTAGCGCCTAGGGAGTCACGCGCGGCGGCGAGACCGCGGACTTGTCCGAGTGGTCGCCGCCCGCTGGCATCAATCCGAACAAATCGAGTCCCGCGAATTCCGCCGGCGCCGCTTCCACCATCTCGCGCACGGCGTGCTCCTGCCAGGGAACGCCTTCAAGCCGCAGATATCGGCGCACCAGCTCCTCCGCGCCAGCCCACCAGTTCGCCGGCGCCTCGGCGAACTCCCACACCTGGGCAAAGTGCGGGTGAACCGAGGGGTCGTTCCACGCGTTGTACATTCGCTCGATCACGGCAACCGGCTTGTTAGGCCACCGCCGTCGCTCGGTGACTTTGTACCAGGCGTGCTTTGCGCGCAGCCGGCGTTCGCTCGCGCCCCACAGGTGGAGGATCCCGCCGCCACCGAGCGCGCGCTTGATCGGATACATCGTCATGG